TTCATCTGATAACTTAATACCTAGTGTATTTCCAGCTACAGTCGCAATATTATATTCTGGTTTATAAAAATCTAGATACTGTTGTTCATACATAATCAAATCTTCAGGTCTGCAAACTAATAATAATTCAAATTTTAGTTCGCCTGAATATTTATTCCAAGCATTTTGTAATGCTTTATTTTTGTGAGTTCCTCTAGATAATTCTCGTCTGTGGTCTCTCCAACGAATATATACATTCTTGGAAGAACCTATATACTGGTTACCTGATGGGGCCGTGATGCTATAAACACCACAATTATAAATCTCAGTCCCCATATACCCCCGAATCACCATATCCAGGCCATACCATGTTATAACCTTGGTTATACCCACCGAGCCAACCGTTACCCCAACCTTGCCCACAGTTTCGGGCTTGAATCCAATCAGGGACATGATCCATGGTTGTGACACCTTCGTTTCCGTCTCTGGCACGAGCCTGTGAGATAGCCATCTCGGCTTGTTTGACACAACGATCAAGAAGTGGAAGATCTAAACTAAGAGCCGGTACGAGATATGCACCAAGAGAAGCCACCATTGCTTCTTGGAAAAGACTGTCCCAAGACTGAGGATTAGCTAGATTTAATGTATAGATCGCTTGGGCCTGAGATTGATTACAAAGGATAGCTAAGACAGGAGTATTAGTCGGTCCAGAAATCGTCTGGACTTTATAAGGAATCTGGCCTCCTGTCGGAAGCCAAGTTCCGGCTGAGTTATTAACAGTAGTCTGTGGAGTACTAGCACCTGTATTAGCAGGATAACTAGGAACGATATACCTGATGTCTAGTGAATCACTAGGATAGGCATAAGCGTATAACCACGGAGTAGGTGGTAGTGGAAGAGTAGTTCCGTCTGGGTTCTCTGGGGTTCCCTGTGCCGCTTGTATCAAGGACAAGGTCGCTTGTTTACCAAGACAGTTCCAATGGGCTGTTCTAGCGAGTTGTTCAAATGTCGGCTGAAACAGGGTAGTACAGGCATCCGCTTCAACAGATCCATCACTTGGAGAGACAGACGAGACCTGTGCTCTGGCACCTACAGCTAGAAGTGCCCGATTACAGACCGAAAGAATACTACCAGTAGCCATGATTATTTCTTATACAGTTTAGAGGTTGGACTTTCTTTATTCTCTTTGTCTTCGTCCTCGGCAGCAATATAAGCCAATACGAGTTCGACACGCTTATGACTGCCGTTTTCTGAGTCATAACTGGAAACTGAAGTCACCTTAGCCAGAGAATGGAGATGAAGCATATCACCTATGGAAAGATCGTCATCCGCTAGATTAAGTTTCTCCAGTTCGTCCTGACAGAGTGAGATACAGAGACCATACGGGTATTGAGGAGGAGAAGGTTTTGAATACTCCTCCTTCTCGTTTTCCGTCATCTCCATACTCACCATCGCTGGGAGTTTATCGACCATTATTGATTTTCCATTAAGTAAAGAATTGCACTTTTCATAGATTCTATATTATCCTTAAAATTGCCAAGACCTAAATTGCAATTACCACATAATAAACCCCTAATTCGACCAGTTTTATGACAATGATCTACTCTATCAGAGGTAATATTATTAGAATTATCGAAAGGTGTATTACAGATTTTACAACGATATTTTTGAGACTCGAGCATTTTATTATGAGCTTCAACAGATAAGTTATATTGAAGTTTTAGACGGCTCTTTTTAGTCTGTGCTTTAAATTTAGACTTAAACTCTAGGTCGTTATGATATTTGTATTTTCTTTCGGAATTCACACAATTCTTACATGCAGCCGCCCGACCTGTAGTAGTATTGATCGCAGTAACAAAATCTTCTAGAGGTTTCCACTCTTTACATTTTGTACATTGTTTATTACCATCTACAAGAATTAATCTAGGCGGCATTTACTCAACCGAAGATCCTGTAGTTATAAACAGACGTATCACCGGCAGTACCAGCAACGGTAAAGCCTGTACCGGCAGTAATGGCTGTTACATTAGGAGCATTAGGAGACGGGGTTCCACCGATAGTCTTCAGGGTGAAGATGATCGTAGAATTAGCCGTGACATTAGTATTAGCTACTACGACACCTGTAGCACCATTCAAGGTAACAGTACCATGAAAAGTAGACATCAGATCATTAATAGGTGATACCTGACCTGTAGTAGTATTAATCGGGGTTCTTACGATCTGACCCCTGCTGATAACTGTATCAACCATTATTCATTTCCTTTTTCTGATTCTGCTACTTCGTGATGACGGGCATGCATATCCTTGAGATCTTTTTCATGACGATCATGCATTGCTTTTTGTTCTTCTTGATGGCGTTTGTGCATACTGACACGTTCTTTTTCGTGGATATCGACAGGCATGCCATCACCAGCGCCTTCTACATCGTTACCTTCAGTACCCATATCTTCGGCATCTGCCTTAGAAGGCTTCTTGATACCGGGTTTACCCTTGTCATCCTTTTCGATCTTAGGAGACTTGGCATACATTTTATCACTCTTTGACATTATGCGTCCTTTCCGTATAATTTAGAACGCACTTCTTTCGCAGAACGGTTCTTCTTACTGTCTTTGTTAGTAAGCTCCTCGACCTTTTTATCAGCCTCGGCAGCCTTGATTATTTTCTTAGCCATTATTTTACCATCCAATAAATTAATCGAGGGCATTAATTAAGCAGAGATAGCCAAGGAATCCTTCTTAGGGCGTCCACGACTACGCTTGATACTACCAGTCTCAGGGATCTGTTCCGCAGCGACACGCTCTACAGCGGCTTCATCACGAGAACGACCCATCAGATTCATATCAGAACGCTGGATAGCAGTAGCAAGAGCTAGACCACCATCTAATGAACGAGGACGACCTGCATAGGCTTTACCAGCCTTTAGGGCCGCTTCACGGCCTAGATTATCAAGACGTTCTAGATAGGATACGAGTTTCTGACGAGCCGAATCATTCAGAGGTTCTAGTTCCTCATTAGGTTCGCCTTCGAAATAGATTTCTTCACCTTCTGGATACAGATGATCATCAGGACCGAAGAAACCATTAGGATTAAGGACTCTCCAAGCAGGACGAGTCGGATCAATTAGTGACATATTCTTTCTTTCTTATCTGAAGGGGTGGCCTTTCGACCACCCCGACAGGATTAAACAACTACGAAGTTGTTGTTGTACTGACCGAGTAGCAGAGTGCTAGGCGGATTCAGGATTAGACCAGCGACGAAAGTCAGGTCCACGGTACCAGTCACGGTATAGACTACCCGATAGAAGCGAGGAAGCGCCTCTGAAGGGAAGTTAAACAGAGTCGGGGGAACCGGAACAAGCAGTGAGTCACCGACTACGAGGTTATTCGCAGTGATGCTCGGGCTGATCCATAGCTGAGTGTACGTGCCTGGAGAATAGCTACCGTTATCAGGGGCTGCCTGAAGAGCGATAGTCAGTGAACCAGAGTTAGTACCCTTAGCCTTTACAGACAGGTATAGATAAGGGATCGCCTCACCATCACCTGCGCCGATATCGAACCCGATTGCGGTGTTACTGGCTGGGAAGCCATTAATCATCGACGGGGCGTTACCGGAACCTGCACCAGTCAAATCAATGACGGTGGAGTTGGCAGTTGCAGTCACTTGCTGACCAGCAGTAAGTGAACTGAATACCAGAGTGTTATCGAAAAAAGCCATTTATTTCTCCTTAGCCCTTAAGTAATACGGGCTTCAGTGTTGGTGAGGGCATCCACCACACGGATCGGAACGTCACGGAAATTCACGACGGGATCACCGGCGTAATCTTTGCTCGAGAGCAGGACGTTTCGGTCACGGATGGCCTGGATATCCATATACTCACGACCAGTACGGTTGACGTACCAAGCAGGAGAGATACCAGGGACTGGATCACCGGGGGCATCGCTCTCGGTAATACCAGACAGACGGCGAGACGCAGTCGGCAGCCTTACGACGGCACGTGACATCAACGCAAACAGATCAGGAGGGGTTGCACCCTGAAGACCTGCAGTCGTGGTATCGACGTTAGCGATACGGACGTTATAGCGCCAATCCTTTACGCATAGACCCAGCTTGAACTGGAACATGCTGGTATAAGCCTCGAAACGATTACCGTTTGAGTCATACGCAGGAACGACATCACCCTTGTCTTCATAGACCAGACCGGCCTGTGAACCCTTAGGGAAGATACCGAACGTGGTATGATCGCCCCAACCGACCAGCCAGATCGAGAGATTGGCAGAAGCAGTACCACCAGCGTCTAGGACGTTGACGGCATTCTTCGCAGTCGAGGTGTTTACGGTGTTATAACGGGGAGCTAGACCGGTAAAAGCAGTCGGAGCAGTGGCTTCGTTGCTGTAGAACAGCGCAGACGCGACCTGCTGAGACAGACCTTCGACGTGGGCCATATCCTCGGAGTAACGGAACTTAGCGACGTTACCATTAAGCTGGGCGATGGACTTATCGACGATTGAATAGTCGACGAGTTCACCGATGCTGTCCTGGAACTGTGCAGTCAGAGACTTCGAAGAGGGAACGCCTTGATTGGCAGCGCGCCAGACACCCTGAGGGAGCCCGACAC